AGACCATATCATCAACATTTCTGTTGTCGGGCGCTCGTGTCAGGATTATTGTTTGAGATACTCACCTGTTGGTCGTTGAACCTTCCTCCTACTTTAATTCTCTTGGGAGGCTTGGCTGCTGATTGTCTGCTTCCAGAGTTTCCAGCAATTCACCCGATTTTAATTGGACTATAGAATCAATCCAATGTATAACCTGTACTAATATAACAACTTGCCATAATTTAATAATTTTTAATTTTTAGTTTATTTACAGATAGCAAATGACGCTACATCAAATACACCTATACCGTAAGTTACATGTGCTTGGATTTTAACGATGTCTTCAAAAACATCATAAATGCTTTTAACAGTCATAATTTCACTGTTCATACCAACCATGTAGTAAGATGCAGGACCTGCGTAGTATGCAGATACACCATCCAAACCTACTGTAGGAATAACTCTTACATTAGTTCCTGGTAAGATTAATGACCACTCCTCACCTTGAGCAGCACCTGCAGAATCCATAGTGAACAAGTTAACATAAGAAGAGTTTCTCATTGAAGAAACCAAACCTCTGTAGTTAGCGTATGAAGTGTAGATTACTAAGTCATCTCTGTGTAAAACATTAGCAGGGATTGCTTCGTAGATTGCAGTGAATACATCTAAACCGTTAGCAGCAGTAGCCGCAGAATAAGCGATTTGAGTTGCACCGTTTCCTGAAGTGATTAACTCAGTTACACCGTTGAAACAAGCACCAGTGTAAGAAGCACCACCAACAGATGTTCCACCAGCAGAGTTCAACCATAATTGTTTTTCAACTTGGTTAGCGATTCTGTTAGAGATGTCTGTTAAGATTACCTCTTCGAAAGGAACTTGCTCTTGGAAGTTAGCATTAGATAATGACTGACTCAAGTAAGTATCATAAAGGTCGTAAGGACACAATTGCTGATTAACTTTTTTATTACATAAGTCGACAGTTACAAGATTTTGAACAGTATCACCTGTTGGATTAAATCCGCACGAAAGGTCTTGTAAAATTACATCGTTGGTTACGAAACCAACTTTCTCAGTTGTACCTTTCAAGTTAGGTCTAATTGTAGAATATTTTGGAAGGGTCAAACCAAGAATAGATTTAATCAACATATCAGAACCGTAACTGTTGTAAGTTGGTAATGCTGACAAATCATAATTGAACGAAAATTTCTTTTTATTTTCCATTTTGATTTTTATTTAATTTTGATTTTTATTTTCTTAATGATTTAATGATTTCTAATTTGTAATCATCAATCGAATCCTTGAAAGTTTTCTTCTCAACGACAGAGAACTTCTCAGGAGATTTTTTAAAGGACTCGAAGTCCTGTTTTAATGCTGATAAATCAGCGTGATTTTTTTCTCTCATTTTTGATAATTCGGCAGATAAATTCTTAACCTCATTAATCAATGGTTCTAAAACATCTACAAATTTAGAAAAGTCCTCTAAAGAACCTTCACCACTCTCATCAGGATACTTAACTCCAGTGATAACACCCTCAGCGTCCACAGTGATTACAATACCACTTTCAGTAGTATGTTCACCTTCAGGTGCTGAAACTTTCTCACCATCCTCAGTCGTTACATATAGTTTTTGACCAACTTCGAATTTTTCCCCTTCTGACATGATTTTAGTTCCATCAGTTAATGTAGCCTCAGACATTTTCATATCTTTCATTTCGTCTTCTACTTCAACCTCAGATTCCCCTTCTTCATTAGCAGGTGCTTCAGATGCTTCTTGTTCCATCGCTATAATGATTGAACTTGAATCGACAGTGATAACCAAACCTTCACGAGTAGTATGTTTTCCCTCAGGGGCTGGTGATAAAGTACTTTCGTTTACAATGAACAATTCCTGACCGATTTTAAATTCCTCGTCAAGATTGTTTGTAACCTCAGTACCATCAGTTAAACTCGTGGTAGCAAAGTTCTCAACTTTTCCAAATTCAAGATTCAACAATTTAGCAATTTTTTCAATAGCCTCTTTTGCGTTCATAATTTTTAATTATTGATTGTTTTTATTATGTTTATGATTTCATCTAATAAATACTCATCATAATTTACACGAGAATAATTCATCAAAAACTGACCTTGTATAGATAAACCTTTAACTTTACCAGTTTTTATATAATCATTCCAAATGATATCCCCCTCTTTGGTGTCCAATACTTTGTATCCAACCATCCAAGTTCCTTTGGGTATATCTTTTTTCGTAAATCCTAATGAATATGCTTTATCAGAATCACCGGTTACAATCCACGATTCAACCATAACAACATCGTTGAAGGTGTGGTCTGTGTGTTCATAGTTTGTATTTCTCAATCTCTGCTCAATCATGTATTTCTGTTGAATCCTCTCAACACTCTCAGGGGAAAATCTAACGAAATACTTCTCATTGTCTTCTGATAATCTTGGTATCAAAATACCAGGTATCATAACAGGAGAATATAACATTCTTTTTTCTTCCTCAGCCTTGAAACCAATGACTAATGGTTGTTCAGAAAAACTATTGGGACTTTTAACATTTAATCCCAATTTTCTATAACCAGCAACAGTTGATGGGTTATTCTCAATGACCTCAATGATATTGAATTTCTTGTTCATAAGTTCTTGGGCTTTTGACCACTTAAACTCTGGTGAATTTTTATCAGTATCATTCAATATCAAATCATCAAATCTAATTCCCCATCTATCTAATTCTCTAATGGTCTCACCTCGTCTTGAAGATTTCCTTCCTGACAAAATGACAATTCTATTTGAACTCCATTTTGAGTTTAGATATTCGATAAGGTCTTTATTAGGTGTAATACCTTTTACCAATGTATCGTCTATATCAGATATAATAACATTGGATGACCCTTTTGTGAACTCAGCACTCATATTCTCTTGAGAAATTATGTATGCAATTTCACTTCTTCTCTTTGTTTCGGGTGAGTAATACCCGTTATTCGGCATTGCCTTTGGTGGAATACCCGCATTACCCTCAGCCATTCCCATATCTGCCTTATTTCCTTCTTGGAATAAGAACTTATGCCAGGCATGGACACAGTTCGGTCCTCCCTTGTATAACCATTTTGAATATGGTTGTTTTTCATGACCAAATTCTCTGTTGATATCTCTTAACAAATCAATTTCCATTCTACGGAAATATCTGTTCTCAATACTCGTACAGAAATCACGGTCAGGTGCCCCACTTAATATTCTTTCGTATAAGAAATAAGCCGTAGGGTTTTTGTGGTTTCTTCTATAGATTTCCTGTTCTGTTGCTCCTCTCATCGCTCCAACCACCGCTTCGAACTTTTCAGGTGATTTTTCCTTCAATACAGAGAACGCTTGTAACAACTCCACTTCCTCATCTGTATAATCAGCAAAGGTGAACTCGTAATCTACCAATTCATCGTGAGTGGCACAGGACATATACACCTCATTACCGTCAGCGTCTTTATGGACATGGTAAGATTTACATCCATACTCCTCAATTCCATAATCTACCGCCTCTTCAGGTGTTGAGAAATATGGTATTCCATCCATTTCTCCTAATTTCTCAAAATCTTGTTTTGAATTTTCACTTCGTGTAGAATGTTTTGGATGTTTAGCAGGTAACAAATCATAATCACTTGTGTATTTTTTGTTCTGTGGTCTACCTTCTTTCATCAAGTATAAGAATGCATTTACACGAGCCATAGCCCATTGTTTTGCCGAATTTACATTTGGTGAATGTGAAGTATTATATGCACCTAAACCTCTTTGGTATACGGCTTTTAACATTCCTACATTTGTACCGTAACCTCTACTTTCTTTATTTTTCGTTCCAATCATCACTCTTTTGTTTAAGTGTCTCTTCAGTTTTCTTATCTACCTTAGCACTTCTTGTGTCAGAAGCATCACCTTTAGCACTACCTTCCCCTTTTGGATTAGGATTTGGTGTATCTGATTTTGGTGCTTTTTTACTTGGATTAATACCACCTCTTGGTCCAACTTCAGCATATTCATCCATACATCCACAACCAAATGCCTCCTCAGCCTGTTTCTGACATACGGCGTATGCTTGGTCTGCTTCCCATCCTTTGTTCTTGATATGCCATTCAACACATCTTTGGATGTAGTCGTCTTTTGTCTCGTAAGG